TGTGGATCGTGGCTCAGGATTTCCACCCCGAACCATCGCTCCACAGGGCGCTCGGAGCTGAACGTCAGCTCCAGACGCGCCGCATCGCCTCCATCGGCAGCCCGCACGACATCGATAGATGCCGCACGAAAAAGGGGAGCGACCTTCCGGCGCTCCCCTCGAACTTCGTCATCTGACGAAGCATCATTCTGCATTCGCATCCGTCTGCTCCTTTTGCATTGAGCTGGCTTTCGGCCTGACACGCGGCAGATCGACGCCATGCGCCGCCGCCAGGCGATCTTCCGCCTGGCGTTGCACCATCAGATCAGCAAGATCACGGCCTTTCGAAGCCACGACATTGCTGTGCGTGTTCAACCCCATCTCGATCTCCGCGATAGCCGCGTTGACCTCCTTGAGCGGATCGACCCAATCCCATCCGCGCGGCTGGAACGTCGGCTGTGCAAATTTGCGCCATTTGCTCATAGGCAACGCCAGGGCACCTGTCGTCATGGCCATTCCCAGCCAAGCCATGAACACTGGCCGCAAAAACGCCTCGATCATCCACGCCTGCAGCAGACGCCACATGTCGCGCTCAGACAGGGCCCCCTGCCGCAGCGAGCTGTAGTTCGTCTGCGCGAGATCGGCGCTCAGCGTCGCATAGCTGCAGCCGAGAGACGCCGACACCCCACGCAGCATCGCACGGGTGAATGCCTCGAACGCGTTGTTTGGGTGCTGAGGATCCCATGGCTGAAAACGATAGCCTGGCGGCAGCATTTCGAACTGCCCAGGTGCCGCCTCCATCAACAGCTCACCGTCATGACGCTGTCCGATAAGCTGATGGTCGGCATCCGGATCAGGCTCAAAGAACCCCATCTTCGAGCTCGCTACACGCGCGGCCACCAGCTCAGCCTCTTCATATTTCCCCAACTGGTGCAGCCTCATGATGGCACTGGAGAGCCATGGAATGCCACGGAGCTGTCCAGGTCTCTCCATCAAATAGGCATGCACAGCATCACGCATGGGCAGCCTGATCTTCCGCTCACCGTCTCGCGACGAGATCATGTCGCCTGGATGCGAGCGCCACAGATGGAGGGCAGTCGGCCTGCCCCATCCATCGATCTCGACACCCATCCTGACGCGCCGATTGCCACTCAGATCGCGATCATCCGTTTCATCCAGGTGATCCGCCTCCAGCAGCTGCAGCGCAAAGCCAAAGTCATTGCCGGCTGCAGCGCCACGCACCAGGCGCACGATGATCTCGCCATCACGAGCCACCGACCGTATGAACAGACGTTGGACATCCGCCCAGCTCATCCGCCCATCTACCGTGCAGATGCCATGACGTCCCCATTCAGCCCACGCCTCTTCAATGCGCCTGTTTGCGTCGACGTCCGGAGAGCCGTCGTCGTTCCGCACACGCATCTGCAGACGGATGCCGGATGCGCCGACGACATTGGTCTGCAGTGCGCCTAAAAACCCCCTCACATAGTCGTTGTTGCGCTCCAGGTCCCGACAGCGGTTGCGCAGTGCGGACAGCGATCCGCGCAGCGCAGCATTTGGCCCGACCGCGCCCACGATCCAGTCTGCTGTCAGGCGCCCATGAGCCGCCCCGGCATAGCTGCGCAGGCCATTGTCGCTCCCACGACCACGCCGCTGGAAGCGCTGCTTTATGCTGTCCCAGATGCCCATCAGATGCGTCCGAATGTGATGGAGATCGTCGAGCTGCCTCCACGGCCAGCAGCTCGCTCACGCTCTGCGCGCTCGGCGGCCACTCTGGCAGCATAGCGCCTCTCCAGCTCCAGCAGGTCGCTAAGCGGCGTGCGCGATAGAGATCTACCAGCGATCGAGTAGCTCTCCTGATCCTTGGTCGCGCGCCCCTCGATGACGGCACGGATGGCCTCCAGAACACGCTCCGCATGCGTGCGGATGTCGCCTGTGGCTGCCGCCGGATCAGGCATGATTTCCACACGCCCAGACCGGACAGTACGACGATCACCAGGCCTCTCCACCCATGCCGTCCACGCATATTCCATATCCGCATATGCAGCCGTCGTCGACGGATCGACATCCACCTCATACACACCACTGACGACGATCGCCGTGATGACGATGGATCCACCCTCATTCACTAGGCGATATCTCAGCGTCCAGCCGTCATCAGGCGGATAGAGCCACGCAACGCCGCTCTCACGCCACTGCCATCGATCACCTGCAACGAGCGATGCCGGCACGCCTTCAGTGATGCTCATCACAGCACTCCATCCATCCATCCGCTGCGGCGGCGGCGAGTCCTGGCGGACGACTGGCCATTGATCTGATTGCTATCGTGGCGCTGCGATCGCCTCGTCTCTGCCATATGCTCAGGCATCGCTCTGGCCAGCAGATCATCCTCTGCTGGAGCCCCTCGCTGCTTGATGATCGCTGCCCATTGATCGTCTGTCATGCGGTCGCCGCCGAGATACGACCACAGCGCCATGTTGTAGATGCGACAGTCGTGGAAATGATTGTCGCCGCCAGCCACCCACTCCTTGACGATCCTGCCCTTGCTCTCACGCTCACGCAGGCATTCTGCGGTCAGCTGCTTGAAATACCGCTCATCGCACCACATGCCGAAATGACAGTAGCCTGGAGGGTCATCCTCTTCGCCGGCATGGCGGCCCGGCTTGCGCAGCAGCGCATAGAACTCGCTCTTGAGAGGCCACGTCCCCACAGGCCACACCATCTTGCCACGACGGCGCCGACCACTTCTGCTGACCTGCATCTTAGCCGGCGTCCCCAGAGCCGGGCGAAACCAGCCGGGCATGCCCTTGAGCGCCAGCGCGTTCGGACGGCGCTGCACCCACGAGAAGACGGCCTCCGTGTTGTATCCGGCATCGACGCCGATCACATCGGCTGCCCACGTCCTACCCCACGGATCCCCATATCGCCGATCGGCAATCTCTGTCAGACGCTGCCATACTTCTGCCCGCGGATCAGCCGTCGCGCCTGGCAAAAATCCGCAGTCCAGCACCCAGCTTTGCTTGTCCCGTCCCCACCCTACGACCTCGTAGAAAAGACCATCCTGCTGAACGTCGATGGCCATCGTGATGAGCAGCGCATCAGCCGGCTTTGCATTGCGCGGCCACTCCTCACGCCGCGCCATCAGCTGCTGCCATTCCGGTGCCTCGCCACGCTCTTCCCAGCTCTCGCCAAGCCAGAGGTTCACGAACCCCTTCAGCTTCTGCGGATTGTCCTTGGCGGCCACCCATGCTTCCGCGATCTTGTCCCAGGTGGTCAGCAGTGAAGACAATGCATCAAGATGGAATGACGGATACAATCCATCGGGATTGGTGGCTACCCACCTGCCCCCGCGCACCAGCTCCGCCTTCTCGTGATGCTCGATGATGCAGCCATTGCCTGCGCAGACGTAATGCGCATTGTGCGGTGGCTTGTGCGAAAATTTCAGTCCATGCTCTTGGCCGGCACCGAATACGAGCCGCTGCTCATGCCCGCAGTGCGGACACCGCACCATCCAGTAGCGCTGATCACCCTTCTCGAACGCCGCATCGATGCGACTGATCCCCCGGATAGTCGGCGTAGAACTCTTGAAGACCTTGTATCGTCCGAGCGCGTGAAATGCGATCATGCGAGCATCTGCCATCTCTTCTGGATCGCCCTGCCCCTCGAGGTCATGAGGCCAATCGTCGATCTCGTCGCGGTGTTGGATCTGCACCGTCTTCGAGCGCAGGTCGACAGAGCTATTGGCTCCCGTCAGGATGATGCTGCCGCCCGGGAACCTCTTGACCATGGACGTGCTGCCAGCGCTGCTCCGCGACTTCTGGCCATAAACGAGCCGACGCACAGCAGCGGTGGCATCGATCGTGGGCTGCAGCTTCTCACGATTGTAATCCTGCACGGATGTCAGCGTCGGGAAGATGATCATGGCCTTGGTCGGCGCCAGCGCGATCATGGCCAGCATCCACCCAATGCCGATCTGCGTAGCACCCACCTGAGCTGATTTGCGCAGCACCACCGTCGTGCAAGGATGATCCAGGCTAAGACAGTCCAGCACTTCGCACAGCTGAGGCGTCAGATCAGGATCCCACGGATGTCCGGAGAGCGGTCCATCGGCGACGATGAGATTGCGGGCGCACCAGTCGGACAAACTGATGCGCTCAGGCGGTCTGATGGCCTGCGCCAGCGCATCTGCAATGATCTCGGAGGTGGGGCGGTGCAGCATCAGGCAGCCTCCGATCGATCATCGCTGATCGTCATGCGTGAGAGATCACCGGCGATCTCCTCGCGCAGATGGCGCGCGATCTCGGTCAAGCGCTCTCTCATTCCCTCTGCCCCACGCTTGTGCGCCACCGACACAAGCTCATCAGCCAGCGTAGGCAGATGATCCAATCGCCTGGCAATCGTCTGCCCGACCTCCAGCGCAACACGCTCGATCTCAGCGATAGGTCGCAACAGCCCCTTGCGCTCCTGGAGCTGCAGGCGCTTGATTTCCAGCTCTACGCGCTCACGTTCGGTGCGCGCATCGCGAAACGTGGGCAGTTCTGACCTCACTGACGCATCGGACGGAGGTGGCGTCTCCGACAGTTCATCTCTGGCTGGATCACCATCCGCACGCACAGCACGCTCATACGCTACAGGATCGACGAGCACCGTGCGCCCCTCGCGCACCGCCTCCAGGCGACCAGCCGCGACCAGTCGCTGCACGCGCTTGGCCACAGCCTGTCTGCTGACGCCCAGCCGCCGTGCAAGTTCAGCCAGCGGCACCAATCCGTCAACCGGCACGTCAACCGTCATGACGTCAGTCAACCTCGCTGCATCATCATTCGACTAGCGCTCACCCGCGCTGCGCATCACCCGTGAGGTGGAGGGGGGCAGGAAGGACCCTCGTCAATGCTGGCGAGACTTGATCGCCCTACGCAACGCCCTGTCCAGCTGCCCGTCGATCTGCGATCGAAACATGTCTCTGGCTCGCTCGTAGAACGGAAACCGCCGCGGCATTCGAGCACGTGGCACGAGCAAATACAGCGGCTCTATCGGATATCTCTTCTTTGTCCGACGCCGCCAAATGTACTCATGACCACGCCAGCGGTTCACGAACACACGTTTCTTCCGCATGGCCTGCGCCGGACGCCATGCCTTCGGCACGCCTCTCGCACCTCGCTTGGGCAAGAGATGATTCGTCGGCACGGCCAGCCTACGACCATTGAACGGATACTTGACCTTGCCACGCGCATGCAGCTCCAGATCGGAGCTCTCCAGAGCATCATACACCTTGGCAGTCATATTCGCCTTGGTCGCCTTCTCCACGCGCAGCGCCGCTCTCAAAAAGCGGCGATCACGCATATCGAAGCTATCCGGCCCTACACGCTCGACAGCCTCCTTACGTATATCGAATGCTGCGCCAGTGAGTGCCAACGCCAGCGCAAACGGCAATTCTTGCCTCGCCACCGTCGTCATGCGCCGCCGCACCCGCGCCACATCATCCGATATATCGATCGTCAGCATCGGTCGACCCACGAAAAAAGCGCCGCGACAATTGCCGCAGCGCTCACACGAATCGCATTGTGCCTGAATGCTATCCGATTTGTGTCGCAAATCAAGAAAAAATCGCTACATGTTTTTCACCACCTCCCATCCGTCATCGCCACTTCCGGCCTACGCAGCCCAAAATGCTTGGCCAGCACGTCCAGCCCCGCCTTCAGCACCCATAACGCGGCCACCGCTCTATCACGCCTGTTCCTGGAGAGCTCACGTATACGCCCCGCCTCCGCCAGCGTCATCCCATCAATCACGATCGCACTCACGACTGGCCGACACAACGCCCCACATGCATCCATCGCCTCGCTGAACGCCGCCCGTGCATCCAGCACACGTTCGGTCAAATCACCTGCACCTGCACCACCACCATCGACCACGATCTTCGACGGATCGACTGCACGCGGCCCGTCCATCCGCGCAGCATGATGCAGTGCCGCCAGCCTTTCCGCCGCCTCTACCAGATGCGGCTCCAGCGCTCCACGCCGCGCAAGCCGGGCGATCTCGCCACCAGCGAACCGCACGGTGTCGTAATGCGGCAGCCCTGTCGGATGCAGGTTGACCACATCGACCGCTTCCCCACGCCGTTCAGCCTGCGCCATCCGTTGCTCCGGCACTCCGATGAACGTCGCCCGCCTTTTCACCGCCTTCGCCACCATCGCCTTCTCTCCCTGTCCCATGTGTCCCATGAATCGTTTTTCATGGGACGCCATAAGCCATTGTTTTTCTACACGCGTGTCCCTTTTTCCCATCTGTCCCATGAAATCCGGAAAAGAACGCCACGTAATACGTGTGCGCGCACGCGCGCGCGCGTAGCAATGGGACACATGGGACACTCATACTTCATCCGTTTGTTCCTTCGTGATTTTTCGATGTCCCATGTAATCGCTTTCAATGGGACTTCATGGGACAGATGGGACGCTCACACATCGTCCAGCCAATCAACGGACTGACCGACCACCTCTTCGAACTCCCGCCTGGCCACCGCCAATGGAGGCAACACATAGCCCCACTTTCTATCGCTCACGGCCTCGTCAGGCGGCAATCTTCGCTCCCTTCTTGCTGAGGGGCACATTGCCCTGAACCGCTTTCCGAAACTCCGCTCCAGCAGCGGCTTCCCAATACGTCTGCGCTCCCAGCTCTGGTAATAGCTCTCATACAGCCACCGCGTCGGAATGAACTCCGGCCACTCCTCGCATTGACCAGGCACTCCCCCGATATCCAGGCACTGCATCCACCACGCCACGAAGCTGTCCAGCGTATCGACGATCTGATCGAGCAGCGCCTGCGTGCGCGGAATACGCGACACGTCCACAGCATCCAGGTTGAAGTGCTGCAATTCCCACAGCAACGCTGCCAGATTTTCAGGCTTGCTCATGTGCGATCGCAATCGCCCGAAATACAGTCTGTCCTGCTGCCTCACCGGCGGAACGTCGATGACGCAAAACCTGCGCTCTCTCATTCCTGCCGGCACCACCCAGTCTTCGTTCGAGGTGATGAACAGCCGCACGTGGTTGCGCATGCGTACAGGGTCTACCCCCTTGGCCTCGATCATCTGGTATTCCGATGTGATCAGCCCTTTCAGCCGCCCCTCCGCCTGCTTGTCGCCTGCCCAGAACCCTTCGTCGGCCTGCAGCAACAAGCACGATGCCATGTGAGCGTTGAAGTTGTGAACGAGGTAGCGTGGATCATCCACGAGAATGTAATGATCCGGCATCAGCCAGCCGAATATCTCTCCCACCATCGTCTTCCCGGCACCCTGCCCGCCCCTCAGCACCAGCGCAGTCCCGGGCTTCTTGGCAGGGTGTTGCACGATCTGCGCGAACCAACCCGTAACCCAGGCGGACAACTCTCCATCACCGCCACAGATGACGTCGTGTATAAGCTCGAAGAAAGGCGATGCATCGCCATCTGGCGATGGCTCTACTGACCAGCCGCGCCATAAGTTGTAATGCCCGTCCCGCCCCTTGCCACCAGGATCGAAAACGACCCCCCTGTATGTCCTGCGCAGGGCCGATTTCAGCCATATCTGACCGATCGGCACCTGCTTCCCGTCGTAATAGACCTGCCTGTTCTGCGTCCACAGCAGGAAGCTGTCCCTGCTCATGAACTCCACCTTGTGCCCCGGCTCCGCTCCCGGATCCTCTCGGATGATGACCGCCTTGCCGCCTGCCAGCGCCACCGCGAATTCCTCGTTCAGCTGTTCGATCATCGATGGAGAGAACGTCGGAGCCGGCATGGCTGCCACTTGCGCCTTCTGTAGCGCTCTCCCAGGTGATACGATATCTGGCATGGCCATTCCCTCTCGTCATTGGATGACGTATCTGCGAACTCTGCTCGCACTCACGCTGCTCGCCGTTGTGAGCACGGCCCTGCTCGTATGGCTTGCTCGCCTGTTCGGCGGATGGGTGTTGGTGATGCTGTTGGCCATCGTCTATCTCCCGTCGATCATCCTGCTGCCGTTTCTGCTGTGGCGTGGAAAGCGGAAGCGTTGATCCAGTCGAGAAAGTCCATCCCGCGCGGCGGCCATACGATGCGCACGATGCGCCCACGCGCCGCATGCATGCGCGCAGCATCCCGCATCGCCCGCCGAGCTGCCCGCCAGTCCTTGGTGTCGTTGTCGGCCACCAGCACCACCTCCCGGCACGTGTCCGGCAGCCATACCCGCCCCATGTTGCCCAGGCTCAGCGCCGCCCACACGGCTGGCCTGTCCTCTCCCTGTCGCCGCAATGCCTGCAGCACGGCCATCGCCGTCTCGATGCCCTCGGCGATGTGGATGCACTCTGCCGCCGGCGTCAGCCGCACGCACGCGCCGCGCGCGACGCCCAGCATCTTCTTCACGCCCTCGCCACCCGCCTTGCGCCATGAGCCATCGTCAGCCCGCGCCAGCCACGTGCGATGCACACCCGCGAACTGCCCTTCAGGCCCCGCCATCACCGCCACCATGGCCGCCCCCTCGCCGTGTTCTCGCGAGCGCCAAAGGCGCGGATGGTATCGCAGGCTGGCAGGCGGCCGCTCGTCGATGCCTCGTGCCATCAGGTAATCGTGCGCTGGCGTGTGCAGTGCAGGCTTCGCAGCCCGCCATATGGCTCGCGCCCTCGCCAACCTCCTTCGCGCATCCGCATCGCCGCTGGCACGGCCATGAGAGCGAGAACGTCGCGCGGCGGCGACAGCAGGCGCTGGCCGCCCCGGCACCCCCGCGATGCCGGCCTCCTGCGCCAGCCATTCGATGGCTCCCCGGAAGCTGACCCCCTGCCGCCGCTTCACGTATTCGACGACGTCGCCACCCACGCCACATCCGAAGCACTTGAACAGCCCCTTCCGCACGTCCACGTGGAACGACGGCGTCTTCTCCTGGTGAAACGGACAGCAGGCCCATAGGTCGCCGCGACTGAAATTGCTGCGACGAGGATCCCATCGCCCCACGTCGCGCAGCGCGATGTCGGCCAGCGACACCCTGGCCAGCACCTCCTTCACGGCGATGCGATCACCCATCGTCATCCCGCCCGTTGATCGTAGCCCGCGCAAGGAATGCGTAGCCACCCACGTCGCCCAGATGATCCTCGTGCCTCCAATCGCCACACACCACCCGCGCCATCTTCGTCGCCATCGTTTCCAGCGCCTCGCGTATTTCCGCCGGCATCTCGTGCCAGCGCTCGCCGGCGCCCCAGCGCAATGCAGTCTTGATCTGCTGCGCCACTGCCGCCGTGCACGGGAATGGCCCGTGTGTGGCCTCGCGCTCGGCCACCAGCGCTCTCGCCTCCTTCGACCAGCCGTCATCGCTCATCCCAGCACCTCCTTCAGCCCATCGCTGATGCCGTCCAGCAGCCGCTTGCGCGCCGCCCCGGCGGGCGGCTGCATCACGATGCGCACATCCATTTCGCCCACCGCCACCACCAGCAGCCCGTCCACCATGCCGGCCTCCACCTCGTCGGCCAGCACCCGCAGCCGCTCGTCCACGGTCATCGTCTCCTTCGGCCAGCCGTCAGCATCCATCATCGCTCTTCACTCCTCTGCGCCAGCGCTTCTTCAAGCGCCGCCACAGCAGCGCGCGCCTGATGCGCCAGCTCAGCAACGTCGTCTTCAGCAGCCACCACCAGCTCATGCTCCAGCGCCTCCAGGTCGCGCCGCAGCATGGCCAGCAGCGCCTCCATCCACGCCCGTTCCACTGCCCGCGCCAGCCGCACCGAGCCGCGGCGGTGATACAGCAGCGTCTCCAGGGCGGACGGCCCGGCCCCTATCTGCCGCGCCAGCCACCCGATGGCCGCCTTGCGGTTGCCCAGCCTCGCCGCCACCCGTCGCAGCGCATCGTCCAGCTTCCATCGCGCCCGCTCCACCCGCGCTTGACAGTCAAAATCTGGCATCATTCCCGAAACCTCCCTGCTATGCTGCCTGGCGCAGGGAGAGAGATGCACCAGGCAGCACACGAAGGGAGAACGACACCACGCACGAACTGGCCCGCCACCGTGCTATGCTGCTTCCGTGAATCGACACGCGCACACACGGAGGCGGGCCATGCCCCCAACCCATTTCTGGCACACGGGACCATGCGGCACTTTCCACATCCGTCTGACACTCCACGGCTGGACCGTCTTCCACGAAGACGACCCATTGGGCACATACTCGCACCCCGTCAGGCACTGGACGATCTCGTTTCCGGCGCCACCGTCTGGCCGTCGTCCGGCATCGACCCTTCCGGTTGCGACCTGCCAGAGGACCTGGCCGACTGGGAGTTCACACGTGCCTGAAGCTTGAATTCCTCATGAGCCTGCATCGCCCCGCGCAGGAACGCCACGCTGCTGCGCGTCAGCTCCAGGCGCAGCAGCTTTCCGTCCTCCACGCGCCGCAGGCGCAACCGCACCGCTCCGCATCCACGGCACGGCATGGTAACGCCTTCCAGCAGCACCACGTCGATGTCCTCCCGCCGCTCATGGCACGTCATGGCCGCTCCCCTCCGCATGCAACCGCCCGCTGCTCGTGTCCGTCGGGAAGGTCGTAGAAGTCGTTCGGCAGCACCGCCCCACCCGTTACGTGAGCGATGCGCCGCATCACCTCCGGTGATGGGCGACAGCGGCCTTTCTCGTAGCGATAGAGCTGCATCACCGACACACCGATCAGCTCTGCCAACTCAACTTTTGTCATGCCTCTGCGTTGTCGCCATTCGACCAACTGCATCGCAACAATCCCCGTGATTTTCATACCATTATCATAACATTTTTTGTTGTGGTCAAGAACAAAATGCATCAGCACACTCGCGGCATGACCGCTAGCATTGAAAAGATTCGCATAGACAAGGGCTTGAGCCGCGATAAGCTGGCTGCCTTGGCAGGCATATCCAGCATGCACCTCTATCGGCTAGAAAAAGGCAAGGCACGGCTGACCGAAAAGATGGCGCAAAAACTGGCCAGAGCCTTGGAAGTGCCGATCGAGACGCTCTTACAGACACCAGCACCTGGCGCACCGGTGCTGGGCACGGTGCAGGCCGGCGTCTGGCGCGAGGCCAGCGAAGACCCGCTGCACATCGAGGGCTGGGAAGACCCCATCGCCAACGGCTTCGAGCGCATTCCCTGCCCGCCGGACAGGCGCTACC